CGCGAGGATGCCGGCCTCTTCGCCGAAGGCCGCCCATTCTTTCGCGGCTTGCTCGAGCGTCACTCCTTCGGGAAGTGCAATCCCGCCTTCCGGGCCCGCGGCGTACTTCGCTTGCATCAAGGAGCACACGCCCATTCCCTTGCCGACTCCGAGCAGTCCATCGACTTGCGCCGTGCATTCCTGCAACGACATCACTCCATCGGTCTGCTTCGCGCTATCGAGCCAGCCTTCAGGGCACTCGAGCGTTTCCTCGACCTTGATTCGCGCTTCTTCCGTCGATAGGCCGGACGCGACAAAATTGTCGTAGAGCTTCAAGCACGGGCTCGCCGGTACCTGCTTCGTTTTGCCCACGACTCGAACCTTGGGCTTCATTCGATCCCCCTTGAACAGCTTGAACGGTTTACGAATCGCGGGCATTCCAACGCCCGATACTTCCTCGATATCATCGAAGGAAACGATCTGCCAAATGACGCGCGGTCCTTCGTGGAGCGGCTTCTCGAAGAGATCCATATCGAGCTCGCCGATCTCTGCGTCATTCTTCTGGCCGTGGATTGACTTCGCGTATTCGCGGCCGGCGACGATCGGAACGTGCGTCCATTTCCCGCCGAGCGAATAGCCCGTCACCTCGCCGTTGAGAATCTTCTCCCACATATCTTCCGACCACTGCGTACCCATCACCCACGATCCGGGAGTCGGGAAGTCGCGATCGCCTTTGCGGGAGATGAAGTTTTCGACGACGACGCCCTTGCCGCCGAAGAGCTGATGTTGCTCGCCGATCTCCTGGTACTTCTTCATCCAGTTGTAGGCGCCCTTTTCGATCGTCTCCTCGTCGGCGAACTCGCCCTGCGCGTCCACTTCCCAAGGGACGTAGACCTCGCCCAGCGTGATTCGATCTTTCGCCTGCATGAGATCGTCGATGAACTTCACGAAGCGCACCGATTGAAACTTCACTCCTACTGCATCATCAAAGGACAGCATCGCCTTTCGATCCCAGGATCCATCGGGGAGCTTTTGGAATCGCGAGCGCACTGCACCCCACGCGGCGATAAACGACGCCTCTTCCTTCTCGGATTCGGATCCGGAGAAGGTGCGGAAAGTGGAGTTGAATACGGAGAGCCAAATCGCCTGCGCCTCTTTCGGGAGCACTTCGACTTCCCGAGGAAGCGTGTCTGTCTCGAAGGGCACCGGCGTAGTTCCTTTTGGCAAAAGAAAAAGAGGCCCGGACCATTCGGCGCCTCGACGCTGGGGGTGGGGACCAGTGTTTTCGCCGAACAGTCACGGACCTCTTATGGGTCTCTGGGCGGGAATATTGCGAGGGTGTTACGGCGAGCGCAAGTATGAATTTTCTAGAAGCGGTTGATCGTCCCGCAGTTCACGCATTTAATCTCGATCCCGAGCACGTGGGATTTCACCTGATTGAAATCCTCGCGGCGGTCGAAGATCCTCCGATTGCACATAAAGCACCGCACAATCCGAAGCACCGGTAGCGGCTTCGGTGGCTGCTCGGAGAGCGGCTTTCGGGAGAGTCGGGTCATTCTCCAAGCCAAGGTTCGCGGATGTTTCCGGTATCGATCACGGGGCCATCTCCGCAAAGGCAATTGATCAGGTTCTCAGGCGAGGCCGTCGGATCTCCAACGTGCATCATCTCCTCGCCGTTGACAATGAAGGGCTCGAAGAGTTCGACCTCCTGCCCGTTCGCTTCACGATGCCAAGGGCGAGTATTCACGTCGAGTACAGACATCCAGCGCTTTTTCTCGACTCCGATCACGGCCCATTGTTCGAACTGTCCCTGCTCCGTCGCGATCAGCGTCTCCGTGCGCGCGATAGTCCGCGAGCGCGGACCAGAAAGGAAACCGAACTCGTTTCGTAGATCGCGAGCGACATCGAGCGGGTTCTTTCCCTCTTCGAAGAAGCCCTTGATGATTGTCTCGCGCATCGCATCGAAGGAGGTATCCGAGATCCCGCCGGCGAGCATATTCGCGCGCGTCTCGAGGTAGTCTAAGATCCGTGGGTTCTTTAGATCGAAGACGCCCTGAAAGCCGATCTGCCGCATCGCACCGGTAGCTCCGGCCTCAAACGCCTTCACTTCCTCGGAGAGAAGCGAGGCCCGCACACTGGCCTCGAAGTCGTCCCAGAGTGGGCGCGCGCGGTTTAGGGCCCGGGCGACGATCGCCGCGACGTCGGCGGGGACGTCGGCCTTTGCGCCCTCATACAACTGAACGCCAGTTGTTGATTTCCCGTTTTCCGATGGCTCGAGGCGCCGCTGCTCGCGGGCAAGATCCGCCAGAAGATCGGACGAGTTCAGGAAACGGGTGAAGTTCTCCCGGAGCTCGACTGCTTGGGCTTGCAGTATTCGGAAGAGAGCGCGCTCGCGCTTCCCGCGAAGGACTTGCGCCGATCGGATCGAGCCTAGTGCTCTACGCGCCATTCGTGGCGACTTCCGCCTGACGTTCGCGAAGGCGCCGATAGGCCTTGTCGATCGCCATCGAAGGGACGACGACGTTTCGCTCGAGCGGCGTGAGCCCGGGTACCCCGCCTCCGAGCTGAGGTGTGCCGAGCGGCGAGAGGCCCGCACGAAACGAACCTGCCTCTTCCTGAAGCGAGGCCATCGGCTCCATCAGCGTCGTGAGCTGCGGGACGACGATCTGCATGGGGAGGTCGGCCCACGGCTCCTCGATCGGATCCAAGTGGATCTTCAAGAACTGAGAGGCATACGCGCGCCCCTCATTCACCGTGAGCCAACCAGTCTGAGCCAGCATATTCGCGATCGAAGCCTCGCGCGCTTCGTCGATCGAATCGATCTCGTCGAACTTGAAGTTAACCGTCTTAAGTCCCAGTCCCGCCGGCTCATTCGCGTGGAGAATCGCGTTGATCTGGCGCTCAACCATTTCTTGCATGGGCTTGATCGTTGAGGATTTATAGACCTCGATCTGCGATTCGCCGGATCCGCTACCGATATTCCCAGTCTCGATGATCCCGATTCGATTCGGCTGCATTCCGTAGCTGCGCATGATCTCGTCGCGATTGTCTTTTCGATACTGCTGATGGCTCGAATCGTTGACGTCGATGTTCACCTTCTCGAACTTGACCGAGATACCCGTCGGCATAGTCATCAAGAACGTGCGGTAATCGTCCCCGCGAACGACGTTGCGCATATACTCGGTGATATCGGTCTCCATCTGCATATAGTTCTCGTCCGAGATGTTATCCGTCTCGCCTGTCAAGATGATCGTCCATTCCGGCATCGCGCGGTTTAAGAAGAAGCGGATATTGCGCTCGGCGGAGAGCACGGTGCCCTTAATCGCGCGCATCGCCGGGACGATTCGCGGAACCCCATACCAAGGCGAGCCTGGCGAGTAGCGCTTGAAGTAAATCATCTCATTCAAAGGCTCGCCGGTACGCGGATCGTTCGAGCGCTCATCTTTGGGATCGGAGAAGAGCGTGCGGAAGAATGCGTATTTGTTCGTCTCGAGCGAGAGCATCACGTGCCCGTAGAGATTCGAGCGAAGCCGCATCGCTACGCCCGGAGCGTGTGCGAATCCGGAAGGCGGGCGGGACGGATCGTTATTCTGTCGGATCACTTCGATCCATCCATTCCCGAGTACGAGGTAGTCCATGATCGCGCGCTTGATCACTTCGCCGAGCATCAGGATCTCGCCCATTAGCATCGAGCGCTGAGGCGCGGCGAGAAGCGTCATCGCCCGCGTGATCTCGCCTTCATCCATAGGCTGATCTTGGTCGATCGGATCGAGATGCCAGCCAAGTCCGGCGACGTCGGTTGATTCCTGCTCGACGATCGCGGCGAAATCTGCGGAGTCGATCAAGAGCGCGGTAAGATCCTCGAAAGAGTTCGAGCCGAGCGGCGGAATGATCGTCTCGTGCGCGGACTTGTCGATCACCTCCATCGGGATCTGCTGCGAAGCGCCGCGGATGGGGACGACGTCGGAGAGCTTCCCGCCTGCGGTATTCAAGACGCGCGAGCGAATACGAGGCACGGGGACTAAGGCCTTGGTCGCTGCAGGTTTGCGCGTGCGCTTCTTTGGAGTCGTCATACGCCTCCCAAAACTCGTGAGCGAACTCGCTGAGGTCTGTATTTCATCGTAGCCGAGTAGAAGAGCCACGACGACATAAGAATATCGGGCGGGTGAGCCAAGGGATCGAAGTCGACAAGCTCATCCTTCCACTGCCTCGTGAGCTTGTGATCGGGAATCCTCCATCTCTTCTGCTCGAACTCGAGCGTCATCCCGCGTAGCCCCAAGATCGGATCGGACTTGTTGGATCCCGTCGTGAAGCCTTGGACCCGCGGGAGTAGTGAAAGATACGGCGAAGGATCCTCGCCGCGGCCTTCGAAGATCGCCGATAGAGTGCCCGGCTTGAACATCTGCAC